TTCAATCTGCCCAAGATGTTGTTGAGGCTATTGCAGGTAATGCAACAGATGTAATTGCTCCAGCTTTGGCTGGAACATATCTTTTAAAGTTTCAAGATGATGGTGGTAGATTTTCTGCTAATGCAGCAAGTGTAAGCATTTCAACAGTCGAAATATTTGACTCTATAACAGTAAAAACTGACAGAGAAGACACAGATGGAACACCATATAACGGAACAAAATCAAACCTTACATTTGATTCTAGTTTAGGTGGTTTAAAACTTACTGATCCTACAGCAAATACCACTGGCACTTATGATTTTGTTGAAACATTGGATTTAGGTGGAACATTCTCACTTCAACTTAAAAGACATTTTCAGGGAGTTGGCTTTTATGCTGGTGATGAATTTGACAACAGAACAGAAAATATAGATACGTGGACAGATTTTGATGGCACTATTGCAAATGAAGTGAATGCAAAATTATCTGTACGAACTTCAACTGATATGAGTTCTTACGGTGATTTTAATGATTTTGCAAACGGAACATTTAAGGCAAGAGGTTTTCAATTTAGAATCACAATATCAACAACAGATAGTGCTCAAAATCTAAACTTACAACAAGCAGGCTACAGTGCTGTCATGCCATCAAGAACTGAACAATCAGCAGTCATTGCATCTGGATCTGGAGCAAAAGCAGTTACATTTACAGCACCATTTTTTGTTGGTACATCTGGATTAGGTAATTTAAATAGTTTTCTACCAGCAGTTAATATATCTCCACAAAACATGGCATCAGGAGATTATTTTGAGCTCAGTAGTATATCAGGAACTGGTTTTACAGTTCATTTTAAAAACTCAAGTAATGCTAGTATTGATAGGAACTTTACTTACAGTGCTGTTGGTTTTGGTAAAGGAGGTTAACATGGAGGAAATTAGTATTTAACTGTGGCTGACGTTACAAATTACACAATCGAAAATGCTTCAGGAGCCAATGTAAGAACTGACCTTAATAGTG